CGCAAGTTGATCTGTATCCTATTCCTGATAAAGTTTACAACATTTACTTTAATGTATATAAACCTCAAGATAAATTAACAGATGCGTCTACAGAATTACTTGTCCCTTCTGAACCTGTTATTAAGTATGCTTACGCACAGGCTGTAGCAGAACGTGGTGAAGACGGTGGGTTGTCAGCACAAGAAGCTACTGCATTGGCAGACTTGTCACTAGCAGATCACATCGCTATGGCAGAGAGCAGACAAAACGATCAGTACATCTGGGCAGCAACTTAATGGCTAAACCGTTACAGTCATCGACAATATCAGCACCAGGCTTTCTTGGTATTAACACACAGGAAAGCAGTGTAGATCTTGCGTCAGGCTATGCACTAGAAGCGTACAACTGTGTCATAGATAAGTTTGGTCGTATTGGTGCTAGGCGTGGCTGGACTAAAGTAAACACATCGTTAAACTCTGACTTAGCGTCTAACAGTGTTGACTTTATTTATAATCTTCCTAACCCGGATGTTACGTTTGTTGGTGGTGATGACAAGTTATTTACGAGAGCAAGCGGTGCTTCTACATTAGTTACAGCAGTTAACACTACAGTAGCTAATGCAGCAGGATCAGGCACAATAGCTTATAGCATCACAGGTAACGATTGGATGGGTGCTAGTATTGTGTTTGGTGAAGGACCAACAGCTAGTCCTTATGCTTACTTTGCACAGGCCGGTCATTTACCTTTAGTCTATCACAAACTAGGAGCAGATCATGCACATACAGGTGCTTACGGTTTCAACTTACTTAGCGATGCTGGGTCAGTACCTACCACCTATGCTTCTGCTTCTGACTTTAAACCTAACATAGTCATAGGTGCTTATGGTAGGACATGGTGGGCAGATATTGCTAACGATAAACAAACAGTTTACTTTAGTTCGTTACTAGATGGTACTAATCTATCTTCTGGTGACTCAGGTTTCTTGTCATTGATTGATGTGTTTCCTAACGGTGACGAAGTAGTAGGACTAGCAGCACACAACGGTTTCTTAATTATATTTGGTAGAAGAAACATTGCTGTTTATGCTAACCCTATTGACGTAACTGAATTAAGATTATCTGATCTGATTGCTGACATTGGTTGCATAGCTAGAGACAGTATTGCTAACACAGGTACTGATGTTATGTTCTTGTCTGAGACAGGTGTAAGAAGTATTGCACGAGTCATTCAAGAAAAGTCAGCACCTATTAATGATATCTCGTTTAACGTAAGAGATGAGCTAGTAGCGTTTGTAGAGTCAGAGACTAACAAAGAAAAGATTAAAGGTGTTTACTATCCTAAAGATGCTTTCTATTTATTAACCTTACCTACATCTAAGTATGTTTACTGTTTTGACTTACGAGCTAGATTACAGAATAACGCAGCAAGAGCTACTGTTTGGGATAGCATCGAACCTACGGCATTACACGTTACTTATACAGGCGATCTTTTCGTAGGACAAAAAGGCTACATAGGTAAATACTTTGGGTTTTTAGATGACACAGAAAAGTACAGACTACGTTACTACACTAACTACTTTGACTTAGGCGGTCCTACAACACTAAAGTTTTTAAAGAAAGGTAACTTTGTAGTTGTGGGTGGTGTGGGTCAAGACGTAGCACTTAAGTATGGTTTTGATTACATAAACTCATATCGGTCTATAACTAAGAAACTACGAGCAGGTAATGTTTATCAGTATGGTATAGGTGAGTACGCTATTGCAGAATACTCTAGTGGTTTAGTTCTTGAAGAAGTCAACAGTAACTTAGGTGGTTCAGGTTCTATTATGCAGTTAGGCTTTGAGGCAGACATTAACGCTGCGCCTTTGTCAATACAAAAGATAGATATTTATGTTAAAGCAGGTAAAACAATTTAAGGATAGGTATGTCTGATTATACAAAAGCAACTAACTTTGCAGGTAAAGATGCTTTATCATCTGGTGATCCGCAAAAAATTATTAAAGGCTCAGAGATAGATGCGGAGTATAACGCTATTGCTGCTGCTATTTCATCTAAGGCTGATCTAAACGGTCCTACATTTACTGGCACACCATCAGCACCAACAGCTAGTGCAGGAACATCTAGTACACAAGTAGCTACCACAGCTTTTGTTACTACAGGAATTACTACTGCTACAGGAAATCTTGGGACAATGTCTACACAAGACGCTAACTCAGTAGCTATTACTGGAGGCACTCTTACAGGCACTACAGTCAACAGTGTTACCGTAGGTACTAATGGCTCAGGAACAAGAACTGTATCTACATTGTCTCCTTCAGGTGGGTCAAATGGTGATATCTGGTATAAATACTAATGACTTTGTATGTTAAAAACTCAGGAAGTTTTATAGAGCCTAAAGAAGTTTTTGTTAAAGACGGAGGAGTTTGGAGGGCTATTAAAGAAACTCACGTTAACGAAAACGGAACATGGAGAAAGATTTTTCCTCTTGCTGGTTCTCAAACCTTTACATCAGGTACAACATCTTTTGTAGTACCTCAAGGTGTTTATTCAATAAATACAACTCTTATTGTAGGTGGAGGAGGTGGCGGAGCTTCTCTTTGGTTTTGTGGTGATGGTCATTCAGGAGAAGGCGGTGGCTCTGGTGGTTATAGACAAAACGTATCGATTACTACTACACCTGGTGAAACTTTAACAATGACTGTTGGTGCTGGAGGTTCAGGTGGATCTTTCCCAGGTGTTTGTGCAGGTTCTCGTGTAGGTACTAGTGGAGGAACTTCTTCAATAAAGAGAGGAGCTACTGTATTAACAGACGCTACTGGTGGTACTAGAGGTGATGCGTTTAATACTAATTGGAGTTTTGGAACAGGTGTTGGTGGCCCTGGTGGTTCTCCAAATGGTGTAGCTGGTTCAGGTTCTCCAGGGTTTTACAGTAATAATCAAAATGGTCCTGGTGGAAACAACGGAACAGGTTTTGGCACTGGTGGTACTGGTAGCGGTCAAGGTAGTGGAACAGCAGGAACAGCAGGAAGAATACAAATAACATGGTAGTTTATATGTGGAAGCGTACGCTTTAATTTAAAGAGGATAAAGAAATGGGGTTTTTTAAAGACGCATTATCAGTAGCAGCGCCTATAGTAGGTAATATGATTGCTCCTGGCATCGGAGGACAGATAGGATCTATGGTAGGTGGTGCTATATCTGGTAGACAGATGTCTAAGCAAGCAGGGGAGACTGCTGCTCAGTATGATGCTAGGATGCGTCAACTAGGTGCTCAAGGTGCTTTTAAACCTGTTGCTACTAAAACTCTTTTCGGTCAATCCAATTATAAAGTTGATCCTATTACTGGACAGTTACTAGAGGCAGGGTATACCGCATCTGATTCTGTTAAGGCTGACCAAGAAAGATTTGAAAACTTTAAGCAAGCAGGGTTAGCTTCTGCTGAACAAGCTATACCGTTTGCTCAACAGTATGGCGCACCAGCTCAGGGTTTATTTAACTTAGGTCAAGAGTATCTGTCTGAGACTCCAGAGCAAGCTAGGCAAACTTATATGCAACAACAGATGGATGCTCTACGTCCTTATGATGTTGAGGAAGAACAACGATTACTTGCTATGGGCTTTGGTAGAGGAACCACTGGTTTAAGTGTAGGAGCTGGTGGTAATCCAATGTTGAAGGCATTACAAGAAGGTAGAAACAGAAGAGGTCTTCAGTTAGCTGCAAACGCAGAACAAGCTGCACAACAACAAATAGGATTCGGAACACAACAGTTAGCTAAGGCTTCCGGGCTGATGGGGACTGGTTACGACTTAATGCAAGGATCATTAGCACCGTATCAAAGCTACTTATCTAATCAAGCAAAATTAGAAGAACTTGCACAACAACCGTACACAATGGGTCTTAATGCAGGAGCTACTGCTATGACAGGACAACAGTTCGGTGCTAACATGGGCAAGGCTGGTGCTGGAGTAACTGCTCAACAACAACTTGCTGCTGCTCAAAGAAAGAACGAAATGATGCAAGGTTTGTTTGAAGGAGATTTACTTACAGATGCAGGTAGCGCAATTAAAACAGGCATCGGTAAGATAGGTGGTCTATTTGGTGGTGGAAGCTCGATGATACCGGGAGGAGGTTTTGGAGGAGGTCAAGCAGTCCCTTACTCATCAGGTATGTCAACACCTGGGTTAATGTTTGGTCAAAGATCATATTAAGGAATAATTATGGCGAATAGTGTTTTAGATGTTTTTGGACCTACTCCTGAAGAGTTAGAATACCAAAAAGGACAAGAGCAAGAAGAACTTGCAAGACAAGATTACAGAGACAGACTAGCTACTGCTGGTGAAGGTCTTGGAATGTTTGCAGGATTAG